TATGATTGTATTCAATGGAAAGGTAATAATTTTGATGAAATATGTAAATTTTGTGAAGGAACTAAAATTTCTTTTACTTTAAATTATCAAGATAATAATTTAACATTTCATAATAATTATAATTCTGTTTATTATGAACAAAAAATTAAATTAAGTGATTACATAATTAAAACAAATAATATATTTTTTAATATATTAAGTGAAGAAGATTTTAATAAAATGTATAGAATAATAAATTAAGGAGGAATAAAATATGCCTGAAATTAAAACTTGTGAACAATATGTATTAAATGAATTATTTAATGAACAAGAAAAAAATAAACAATTAGAAAAAACTATTAGTAATATGAAATATGATTTTAATAGTGTATCTAATGAAAATGTAATGTTAAAAATACAAATTAAACAATTACAATCTGAATTAAATACATTAAAAGGAATTGAAGAAATAGAAAAATAAAGTGAGGTATAATTATGTCTCAATGTTTTTTATATAATCAATGTAATCACATTGATTGTGAGAATTTTTGTGTTAAAAAATTTAAATTAGATTATTTATATAATGAAGCTTTGTTTTCAGATTTTCAAAGAAAATATATGTCATTATATATAGATAATAATCAAATTGATTTAGAACAATTTAATAGATTAAAAATAATTCAAGATAATATATTAACTTTTATAGAAAGAGGAGATAATCTTTATTTATGCTCTAAAAATTGTGGTAATGGTAAATCAAGTTGGGCATTAAGATTAGTACAAAGTTATTTTAATAAAATATGGCTTAAATGTAAATTAGAATGTAAAGCTCTTTTTATTAATGTTCCTAAATATCTTTTAGCAATTAAAGATAATATTAGTGAAAAAAGTGAATATATTTCTCATATAAAAGAAAATATTTTAGATTGTGATATAGTAATATGGGATGATATTTGTAATAAATTTGGTACTGAATTTGAATTAACTAATTTATTAAATATTATTGATTATAGAATATCACATAATAAAGCAAATATTTATACATCAAATATATTACCTGAAGATTTAAAACAATATATGGGAGATAGATTAGCTAGTAGAATAGCTAACTGTTCTGAGATTATTGAATTAAAAGGTAATGATAAAAGACAATTGAAATAGAGGTGTTATAAATGATACAGTTACAATTTATTAATTATTTACTTGATAGTAAAGATTATTCAATTGTTGAATTAAATAATTTAGATTATAAATATTTTAGCGATTATATTAATGAATTTAGTTTTATTAAAAAACATTATGAACAATATGGAAATATTCCTGATAAAGCTACATTTTTAAATTCATTTAATGATTTTGAAATTATTCAAGTAAATGAAAATCCTCAATATCTATTACAAGCATTAATAGATGATTATAATACTAGAAAATTAACTGAATCTTTTAATAAAGTAAGAAAATTACTAATGGAAGATGATAATGTTAATAAAGCAATAGATGAATATAAAAAGATTCAAGAACAATTAACATCTAATGTTGTTATGCAACCAATTGATTTAATTACAGATAAAAAACGATATGAAGATTATGTTGCTAGAACAATGGATTTTAATAAATTTTATATTAAAACAGGTTTTAAAGAATTAGATAATGCTATTGGCGGATTTGATAGAGAAGAAGAATTAGGTATTATTGTAGCAAGAACTAATTATGGTAAATCTTGGATAGCCTTAAAATGTGCAGTCGCTGCTGCTCAACAAGGACTTAAAGTTGGTTTATATTCAGGTGAAATGAGTGAAAGAAAAGTTGGTTATAGATTTGATACTTTAGTTGCTCATTTTAATAACGGTTCATTAATTCATGGAAATATTAGTGTTCAAAATGACTATAAACGATATATAGATGATTTACCAAATAATATTAAAGGAAGTTTTAAAATATTAACTCCTTTAATGATTAATGGTCCAGCAACAGTAAATGCTTTAAAAATGTTTATTGAAAGAGAACAATTAGATATTCTATTTGTTGACCAATTATCTTTAATTGAAGACCAAAGATATGGTAAATCAACACCTGAAAAAATGTCTAATATATCTAAAGATTTAAAGAATTTACAAGTTATGGAAAGAATTCCTATTATTGCAGTTTGTCAACAAAATAGAACTAAAAATGAAGATGGTTCTATTGATACTACACAAATTGCACAAAGTGATAGAATTGGCCAAGATGCTACTCTTGTATTATTTATTGATAGACCTAAAAATACTGAGCTTATGAAATTAATTATTGGTAAATCAAGAGATAGTGGAGAAGTAGGAAAAGAACTTTCATATCATATAGAATTAAATACTGGAAAATTTACTTTTATACCGGAAAATGAAGAAGAACAAGAATTAACTATTGATGAAGAAGATTTAGAAAATAGATATGAAAGTGAAAATACAGGTGGTGATGTATTCTAATGTCACAATTAATTATTAATAATCATTTAATAGATGAACCTATTCAAAATATTTTATATCAAATTAAAAAAGAAATTAAAACAAATAAATTAAAAGATATACAAATTAATGGTGATGATATTAAAGTAACTTGTCCTTTTCATAATAATGGTCAAGAAAAAGAACCTGATTGTCATATAAAAAATAGTGATGAAGGTGAATTACAATATGGAACATTTCATTGCTTTGCTTGTGATGAAAGCGGTAATTTATGTAAGTTTATTGCTGGATGCTTTGATGAAGAAGATGAAAATTTTGGTAAACAATGGTTATTAGACCATTATGGAAATATTTTTGTAGAAAGAAAAATAATATTACCTGAAATTACTTTAACTAAAGAAAAAGATAAAATATTAGATGAAAGTATATTAGATACTATGCAAGAATATCATCCATATATGTTAACAAGAAAATTAGATTTGAATATATGTAAACAATTTAAAGTTAAATATGACCCTAAAAGTGAATGTTTAGTATTTCCAGTATATGATGAGCATAATAAATTAAGATTATTAACTAGAAGAAGTGTTTTAAATAAAACATTTATCATTGATAAGAATGCTAAAAAACCAGTTTATTTATTAAATGAATGTTTAAAACAACACTTAAAATCAGTTATATTAGTTGAATCACAAATTAATGCTCTTTATGCTTGGTCATTAGGCTATCCTGCAATTGCAATGATAGGTAAAGGAAGTACTGAACAATATCAAATATTAAATAAATGTGGTATAAGACATTTTATATTATGTTTTGATGGTGATGAAGCTGGAGATAAAGGTAGAGATAGATTTATTAAAAGTATAAATTCATCAATAATGATAGATATTGTTAATGTACCAAGAGGTAAAGATTTAAATGACTTATCTAAAGAGCAAGTAGATGAATTATTTAAAGATTATAAGAAGGTGAAATTATGTTAAAATTTGAAAAAGTAAGTAAAGAAGCATATGAATTAGAAATTTGTAATAATTTTAAAGAAGATACTTTTTTAATAGATTATAAAAAAGGATGTTATAAAGATATTAAATTACCAAAAAGAGCTACAAAATGTAGTGCTGGATATGATTTTTATATACCTTATGGTTTATCTGTAAAAGCAAATACTTGGTATACAGTTCCTTTAGGAATTAAATATATAACAGATAAAGAAGATATTGTATTAATGTTATTTCCTAGAAGTGGATTAGGATTTAAAAATAATTTTCAACTCATTAACACAGTAGGAATTATAGATGCTGATTATCAATTTGCTAAAAATGAAGGTCAAATTATAGTTAAATTTAAAACTAATAAAGATATTATATTTGAAGCTGGTCAAGCAATTTTACAAGGTATATTTACAACTTATTTAACAGTTGATGAAGATAATTCTCAAAATGAAAGAATTGGTGGATTTGGTTCAACTTCTAAATAAAAAAAGTTGTATAATATAATGTGAAGATAAAAATATTCACATATTTACTAAATTAAATCAATAAAAAAATTCAATGAAAAAGGAGATTAAAAAATTATGGCAATGTTTAGTTATGAAGATTATGAAAAACAACAAAAACAACAAGCAAATGGATTTAATAATACTGAAAGGAGTAAAGTAGGTTATTTTAATTCCTTAAAGAATGATAAAGATGAAGCTATTGTAAGATTTAATTATTCAAGTTCTAAAGAATTTAATTTATTAAAAGTTCATACTGTAAAAGTAGGAGATAATTATAGATTTATTTCTTGTTTAAGAGCACATGGTTTAGAACCTTTAGATAATTGTCCACTATGTTTAGCTGGTGAAAAAATTCAAAGTAAAATGTTTGTAAAATTATTAGAATATGTTAAAGATGAACAAGGTAATGTTGAACTAAAACCTAAAATTTGGGCTAGACCAGTATCTTTTTCTAATCAATTAAAAGCATATTTAGAAGAATATGGTGATTTAAGAAATATAGTATTTAAGATTAAGAGAAATGGTGCTAAAGGTGATATGCAAACTACTTATGACCTTATAGTTCCTAATCAAACTATTTATAATGAAAATATTTATAAAAAAGATTTTAGTGCATTTGATGATTTTGATTTAAAATATCATTCATATTATGATTTAACATATAATGAAATTGAAAATTATATGAAAACTGGTCAAATTGTAAAAGAAACATCAGAAAATACTAATACAAATAATGTTAATAATACTAATAAAATTAATGAAGAAATAAAACCTAATTTTGATGATGATTTACCATTTAATGTTCAACCTCAACAAGTTCAACAAACTTATACAAATAATAATGTAGCACAACAATCTACATATCAATCTTATCAACAACCAAATCAAGAACAAACTCAACAAACTTCTGGAAGAAGAATTTATAAATATTAAAAAATAATAAAAGGTGGATGATATATAATGAATAATTCTTTATGGGGAGAAGAATATTCTTCTCTTATAAATATTAAAGATAATACTAAAAAAATTATTTCAAAAATAAATAATCCAACAGATATAACAATTATTAATCAAAAAATTCTTAAATCAAATAAAATTTCTTTACAAGAAAAATTAAATATAATTAAAGAAGAAGTTGAAAGAGTATTAGGTAAATTTAAACCTAATACTCTTATTATTAAATCAAAAAATGAATTACATAATTATATTAATAAATGTATTGAAAATAAAATAATTGCAATAGATACAGAAACTAATAATTCATTAGACCCAATTACTTGTTTAATTATGGGTGGATGTATTTATACACCTGGAGAGAAAAACTGTTATATTCCTATAAACCATAGAAATTGTGTTAATAAATTAAGATTAGATTGGCAAGTAACAGAAAATGATTTAAAAGAAGAATTTCAAAGATTATTAGATAATAATGTTAAAATTATAATGCATAATGGTAAATTTGACTATCAAGTTATTAAATGTACTTGTGGAATTAAATTACCAATATATTGGGATACAATGATTGCGTGTAAATTAATAAATGAAAATGAAAAATCAGCAACATTAAAATTTCAATATATAGATAAAATAGATAAAGAACAAGAAAAATATGATATTGAACATTTATTTACTGGTGTTGAATATGCAGATGTAGACCCTGAAATATTTGCATTATATGCAGCTACAGATGCTTATGAAACTTATAAATTATATGAATATCAAAAACCAATTATGGAAAACGATGATTTTAAAAAAATTAATAATCTATTCCATAGTATTGAAATGCCTTGTGTAGAAGTTACAGCTGAAATGGAATTAAATGGTGTAGAACTTGACCAAGAATATGCAAAAAAATTAAAATATAAATATAATAATAAATTAAACGATATTAAAAATAAAATTGATGTTGAATTAACTAATTTAAAACCTCAAATTGATGCTTGGAGATTAACACCTCAAGCAAATGAAAAAATTAATAATAAAAAATCAAAAAATGAACAATTAGATGAAGATATTAATTTATCATCACCAATTCAATTAGCAATTTTATTATATGATGTTTTAGGTGTTAAAGAAGGTATTGATAAAAAATCTCCAAGAGGTACAGGAACAGATATTTTAAATCAAATAGATTTACCACTTTGTAAATATTTAATTGAATATAAAAAACTTGAAAAATTAATTAGTGGTTTTATTGAATCTTTACCGGAAAAAGTAAATCAAAAAGATGGTAGAATACATTGTCATTTTAATCAATTTGGAGCAGATACTGGTAGATTTAGTTCAAGTGACCCTAACCTTCAACAAATACCATCTCATAATAAAGAAATAAGAATGTTATTTAAAGCAAAAGAAGAATATAGAGATGTTTTATATAATGATTGTTATAAAGTTAAATTAATAGAAGAGATAGAGGTAGATAAAAATATTTGGAAAAATTCATATAATATAAATGTAGGAGATTTAATTTTAAATAGTGATAATTTATATGATAAAGTTATAAAAGTAGAAAAAGATGAAGATTATGTTTATATTTATACAATGGTTTGAAGTTAAGGAAGGGGATGATGAAGATGAGGTCAATAAAAACAAGAATTAAATATACACTTGTTGGAAGTGACTATTCGTAAGTCACAACAAGAACCTAGATTACTTTCAGTTTATTCACAAGATGAAAATATGGTAAATGCTTATAAACAAGGAAAAGATTTATATGCTACTATTGCTAGTGGAGTTTATCATAATGATTATTGGGATAATATGGAAAATAGAGAAGACGGTACTCCTAATCCAGAAGGTAAAAAAAGAAGAAGTAATTGTAAATCTATTTTATTAGGTATTATGTATGGTAGAGGTGCTGCTGCTATTGCAGAGCAAATAAAAGGTACTATTGAAGAAGCTCAAAATATTATTGATAACTTTTATAAATCATTTCCAAAAGTTAAAAATTGGATTGATAGTACTATTAAAAATGCAGAACAAATAGGTTATGTAGAAGATTTATGGGGTAGAAGAAGACGATTACCTAATTTATTATTACATAAATATGAAATAACTTATGAAGGTAAAACTGAACCTACTTTTAATCCTTTTCTTATTTGTAAAGATAAAATAGATAATAAAATAGAAAATCAAATTAAAGAGTATGAAAAACAATTATTAAATGCTAAATATAAAAAAGAAATTAATGCTATAAAAGAATTAGCAAATAATAATGGTTATAAAGTAAGAGAAAATAGTATACTTATTTCAGAAGCAGAAAGACAATGTGTTAATGCTAGAATACAAGGTGGTTCTGCAACTATGACTAAAATAGCAATGAATAAATTATATAATGATAAAGAATTAACTAATTTAGGATTTAAATTACTTATAGGTGTTCATGATGAGTTAATTGGAGAATGTCCTAAAGAAAATATAGATAAAGTTTCTGAAAGATTTACTACTATTATGAAAACAGCTATTCAAGATATTACCGATATTCCTTTTAAATGTGATGCGGATATTAGTGATAGATGGTATTATAATGATTATTGTAATACTTTAAAAGAAGAATTTAATGATGAATTAAATAAAAATAATATTTCTAAAACAGAATTATTTAATAAATATGTAGAAGAACATTGTGAATTAAATTCAAATGAATTAGCTAATATTTTATTAAATTAAAAGTTGTATAATATAATGTAGTTTATAATGAAAGGATTGATAAAAAATATGGAAGAAAAACCAATTTTATCTCAAGTAGATATTTCTTCTAAATCATTATTTGATGGAGACATTAATAATGATTGGAAAAATCAAGTTACTAAAATTGATGATTTAGTTCGTGAAGAAACTCCTTTAATTTCTAAAGTAGAAATAGATGAAGGAACAATGAGAGCTAATAATTATTTTGATTTTGATTTTGATGGGGAAAATAAATTTTATCCTTTTAAAATTTCAAAACTTATTCAAAATTTAGATTTTCAAATTTTAGTTATTACTGGAGCAAGTGGTTCTGGTAAATCAACTTTTAGTAAATATTTTGGAGAAGAAGAAGAATTATATTGGGATAATAATAAAGCAATTATTAGTAATTTTAATAATGTTGATGAAGCTATTGATAAATTAGGAGCAGTAGGACTTAATTCAATTCCAACTTGGTGTAAACCTAGAAATGTATTAAGTGTAGGTGAAGGTTTTAGAGCTGATTTAGCAAGAAGAATTAAAGATAATTGTGTAATTGATGAATTTACTTCAACAGTAGATAGAACAGTTGCATTAAGTTGTTCAAAAAGTATTGGTAAATATATCCGTAAAAAGAATTTACAGAAATGTGTCTTTGTTAGTTGTCATAAAGATTTTATAGACACATTGTGTCCAGACTATGTCATTGATTTAGACGATGAAGCAGTTTATGACACAAGGGGGTTACTTACGCGCCAATTTGAGTTACAAATCTATGAAACAACAAACAAAAGAGAAATTTGGAATTTATTTAAACAACATCACTATTTAAGTGCTGATTTTAATGTAGCTGCGAGATTGTTTGTAGCCTATTTAGATAATAAAATAGTAGGAATGATTTCTGTTTTACCTCAACCTGGAGTATTTAATGTTAAATATACTTCTTTTAGAATACATAGATTAGTAGTATTACCTGATTATCAAGGATTAGGTATTGCTAGAAAATTATTAGAATATATATGTGATTTATATTTATATCATAATAGACATATTTATTTAAGAACTTCACATATTAAATTAATTAATTATATGTTACATAGTCCTAAATGGCAAGGAGATGGTAAATTAATTAAATCTAAAGAACAACAAGGTTTATTACATAGAGTTCATGTAAAAGATAAAGAAAGATTATCAACTTCTTTTAAATATGTTGGACCTTGTGAATATGTAGAAGGAAGAAATTATGATTATTTATCATTTAAAGAAAAAATGATTGATGATAAAATATTTACTACTGAAAAATTATTTTAAATTTAGAAAGGATTTGAAAATTATTTATGATTATTAAAACTAATGAATTTCAAGACATTTGTAAAAATATAATGGAAGCAATTGATTCTTCTATTATTAATAATATTATTACTGAAACTGTTGAATTAAAAGTTG